CGTCGATGTCTCTAAACTCGCCCGGCTCAATCGGGGTGTCGTCGCCGTCGCTCCTGAAACCCTTTGTCTTAAAGCCTCCGGGGAGGTTGGACAGGGTACCCGCATCAACAAGCTGGCGTAGGATCGAGGTCGAGCCTTTGGCGATGCCGCCAATGAGGTGGATCAGTCCCCAACCATAGACGCCAAGGCCGACGGTGTACTTGTAGTGGACGAAGTGCTGGCGCTTGACCCGATGGGGGTCAGCTTCGGCCCAGTTCCGGTAGATCGAGTAGACCTCGGAGGTGTCCTTGTTGACCGTGACGATGTACGGAAGCTCGATGCCGGCCTCGTCTTCGAAGCCCGGGAGATCGAGGTCAAGGTGGAACTCAAGGATTTGGTGACGGTCATCGTTGACGACCATGTTCATACCGGTCTGCTTGTCGACGGCTTCCGAGATGTCGGTCCTAACAGACGCTAAGGGTGCAGCCCCGATGTCGATGTCCGACCGGTAGAGCCCTGCAGCCTGAAGCTTGCGAAGCTCGTTCGGGGTCTTACGCATGACGTGGCAAAGCCTAGGAGCGGTCTCGATGTTAGCCGCGCTGTACGAAAGAACGATGTCCTCCGCCGGCACGAAGATCGCTACCGGACGGCCTTGCGTCTCGTCCATGTAGATCTTCCGGAACGCGCTCCCCGCCAATGCAAGGTGGTAGAGCAGCTGCTCCGTCTCGTCGCGGTACTCCTGCATGACCGTGGTCAGCAGGTAGTTCATGTAGTTCTTGACCCGGTCGGCCTGCTGCTCGTTGTCAGGGGAGACGAGGCCAACGATCTGTGTCTTTACGGGACCAGTCGCCGGGTGGATCTCCATAATGCTCTGGGCTGCGAAGCGGATCGCTGCTTCGCTGAGCAGGGGGTGGACGACACCACAGGCCCCGGCCCACGGCTGGGTGCGCTTGTCGATCTTGACCCCAAGCATCTCAAGGCCGTCGCGGTAGGCCTTCTCCCATTCCGCTCTGGAGTTGAGGTCTTCTCTGAAGTCCGAGATCAGGCCGCTGGCGATTTCCGCGAGGTCGCGCTCGTCGAGGTGCTCTGCGAGGTTGTCGCCGAAAGCAACCTCAAACTCTTCGCCCGCGTCAGGCTCGTAGTCGATCTGGACGCCGCCGTCAGGAAGCTCGGTGATGCGTGGCCCCTCTCCGGTAGGAGAGGAGAACGGAATGACGTTGCTCTCGATCTCGACGTCGATTGCCGGGAGGCGATCAGGGGAACCCAGATCAGGGTTCCCAAGAGGTGTGTCGAAGCTCGAGGCCTTCAAGGCTAGTAGTATTCCTTCTGGCGTTTAAACGGCTTGGGACCGTCGTCTGGAGCCCAGTCGCCGCTGAGGGGGATGAAGCCCCCTCGCCGATAGCGCATCAACGCCATCGTCGTTGCATCGACGAGGTCGTCGTGTGCTGCGTTTGGGAAGCCCGCGCACTGCTCAATAACTTCCTCCGCCCACCGAGTGGGTGGAGCCCAAACAACGCGAGAAGCGAAGATGTCCGAGACGGCGTTTACGCGGGTGAGCTTGTCCTGCCCCTTCGTGGGGGTGAAGTCCATCACCGGGATGCCGGCCGCGCGAAGCTCTTGGATCATCGGTAAGCCAGCCGCCTTGGCCTCGACGATGAAGCTGTCAGGCTTCCAGCTCTTGTAGAGTTCGAGGGCGCGCTTCTTCAGCTCGGGGAACTCGAGCTTCTCGTTGATCGCGTCCAAGAGGATGAGGTTCGGCCTCTCAACGCCGTCCTCGCCGGGGTGTTTAAACACGCCCCAGACCGTGCAGGCCGAGTAGTCGGATCTGGCGTTCTTTGTGTGCGCCGTGTCCCAACTCATGATGACGAACTCAACCGGAGGGGCCTTCTCTCCAACCCACTTGTTCCACCACTCCCGCTTGACAATCGCGAGGCCTTCAGAGGTTGGGCGCTGCTGGTACTGGGCCTCCCACTTGGAGAGGGGAAGGTCGCGCTTAAGGGCCTCTAGCTCCTCGATAGGCCAGAACTCGGGCCACATCGGTGTGCCGTCATCGTAGAGGGCCGGGAGTTCAATCACCTCCCACTCGTCAGCGCCGCCCTTGTCGTGGGCGGAACGCAGGATCTGCCCCGTCAGGTCCAGCTCGTGCCATCGGGTCATGACAACGACGATGGCGCCGCCGGGCTGCAGCCGCTGGCGAGGGCCGGATGAATACCACTCGTAAATGCCATCGAAGTACTCGACCGTGGGGCTGATGCCAGCGGCTTCGGAGTGGGGGTCGTCAATGATAAGCAAGTCGGCTCCGCGACCGGTGACCGCACCACCAACGCCGACAGCGAAGTACTCGCCGCCCTTGCTGACGTCCCATCGGCCGGAGGCCTTGCTGTCTGCCGCCAGCTTGACGCCGGGGAAGATCTTTCGAAAGTCCGTAGAGTTGACGAGGTTGCGGACCTTCCGACCGAAGCGAACCGAGAACTCTTGAGTGTGGGTCGCGGTGATGATTTTTCGCGTAGGGTCTTGGCCTAAGAGGAAGGCGGGTAGGTGGTAACTCGCTAGCTCACTCTTGCCGTGACGCGGCGGGATGTTGATGATGACCCGTTTCAGCTCACCCCGCGCAACGCGGTCGAATACGTCGCCGATGATCCGGTGGTGAGGCCCTTCAATGAAGGCGGGCCACACACGTCGGACGAACGCTAGAAAATTGTGCTTTGCTTCGTCGACCGCCGCCGCGTCGTGGAACTGGTTGATCGCAGCGATCAGCTCACTGGCGAGCGCAGTCTCTGGAAGGGGGGAGCTGAGGGCCGAAGCTTGTACGGCCAAGTAGCTTTCCGTCTACATATTAACCCTCAGTGTTGCATTTATACCACATTCTTTCCCCGTTTGTCAACCCCGCAGGATAAAAAAAGAGACTGCGCTCGGCTGCAGTCTCCATTTCGAGGGGTGGTTTTGCGTCTAGGTGGCGTCTGCGGCCATCCTCTCGGCCGTTTCCACGGCTTTCCTCAGGTACCACACGCCCTTCTCCAAGTCCTGTCTTGTCTTCCCCTTGTAGGGGGCACGCCACAGGTACTTCAGCGCCGTGAGGCAACAGTGTCTCATGAAGACGTCGTCGCTACCCGCGCAGGCCCGGATCGCATCGATGCACTCGATGCCACTGAAGTTGTAGTGGGACGGGTGGTTGACCTCTGGGTCAACTGACTCAGACTGACTAGACAGCTTTCAACTCCTCCTTGTTGGGGGCCGCGCCAAGGTACTCGCGCAACCTATCTTGGGCGCCCTCTAGGCCCCGGATGATCTCGATGATCTCGCCCTGCTCCTCGAGGGAAAGTTCTCGAGACAGGCCGTAGGGCTCAAGGGTACTGGAGACAACGTCTTCCCACGACGCTTCTCCTACAGGGCTGAAGGAGAGCTCACTATCCTCCCCAACCGCTACGTCTACTCCAGCACCAACGCCCCCGGGCGTTAGGTACGTCTCGAACTGCAACACGTGTTTCAACTGCACTAGTTACGCCTCCTTCGTGCTCTTGTATGTTGGCTTTTTGAGACACCCCATCCCTATATTAGCGACAGCGCGGGCACTGTCAAGCAGGGGTTGTGATTTTCTCCAAACAGCGGCTACGCGGCCTCGTCGAGCGACCGAGCCAGCCGTTCCTTGTACCACTCCGGAAAGCCCGCAGTAGACTTCCGGAGCAGCTCTTCGCCGAACTCCCTCCAGAGGAAATCCCTGATGTTCTCCTGCTCCTCTTCGGTGATGTCGCGCTTGATCTCTGTGATCAGCCGGCCGATGTCGCGGGGGTCATTCTCGAGCAGGCCGGCTTCAGCTAGGTGCTGGACCGCCTTCTGCCAACGAGCCTCCGTCCGGAAGCTCTCCTTGAAGCCGTCCCACTTCCCGGCTTTGGTCTGGGTCTTGCTCCAGCTCTTCCGGTGGACCTCCTTGAAGGCCTCGGAGACGTACTTCGCGGCCATGACTGGTACGATCTGCCCGGCCAGCACGTAGTCCTTGTAGGCCTTGACGACAACGCCCTCGACGTGCGGACCTCCTAGGTAACTCTCACGCTCAAGCATCTTCATCACGAGGTCGGCCGAGCAGAGGCCTTCGTGGACCAAGGGGATCGGGTCAATGTTTAAACGCCTCGCCATCTCGACGAGCGGCTCGCGCTTGTCGGAGAAGGTATCGCCTCTAGGGTTCGACATCCCGAAGAGGGCGATGTGCCCCTCGGGAATGCTCTCATAGGCAAGCGTGTTGTGCTTAGGCTTGGAGAGGTACTCGCCGTAGAAGACAACGTCCTCAGGTAAGTCCATACCCAAGACTTGCTCCACGCCCGCCTCGAACATCTTCTGCGGGTCGTCGACGAAGATCTGGGCGCCCTTGGAACGGAAGAGGATCTCGCCGTCTACTTTGCCGAAGACAAACTGCGAGCCGTCGATCTTCTCAGTTACCTCAACCGGGCCGTCGAATATCGTCTGGGCGTGTCTCGTCCCCAGAGCGTGGATCTTCGGGAATGCTTTTAGCAAGGTGGTTCTCCTTGATCGGGATGACTTGGATGGTGCGCAGCGCGGCCATGGATATCCACGTCCAGCCACCATCCTTAGCTTCCAGCTTCAGGACTCCTTCCCGGCCTTGTGGGCTCAGGGCGAACAGCATCGCCCGGCGGTAGCTCGCCTCTGTGAAGGCCTCCCGGGTGACGCAGACGTCGTCAAGGATGATGATAAAATTACCGGGCGGCGGTACGATCCCCGTCGCGGGCTTCTTCATGACCTCAGCTTGGTCCCTTGGCTTAAGCCAGTCAGGTAAGCTCATGCCGCCAACCGATAGCGGGCGTAGTCCTTGCCCCGCTGGTCCTTGTGCATCTCGGTGACGATCTGGTGCCCTTCATCGCGGAGGTCTTTGATCCGCGCCGCGAGGCGGTAGACGCCGTAACAACCGAAGGCCTCCAAGGGGCTGATGCTCAGGCCCCGGTTCAGGTGGTCAAGTAGTGTCTGCTTCTGAGTCACTCTTCCTCTCCTCTTCGATGACTTTGGTCAGAACGGTGGTGATCTCGCTTAGGACGCCAGCCGCGACGGTGTTCATGGTCTTCAAGGTGTCGGCAACGAAGGCCCCGCTGTCCGACGGAGAGAACCGACCGGCCCAGCGACCGGCAAACGACCCGGCTTCCGTGGCCGCGAGGTGGACTACCTTCTCACCTATCTCCGAGCTAAGCTCGAGCATCTCCTGTGGTGTTTGGCTCACTGTTTAAACTCCTGTTGCTACCCGTAGTTTTCTCAGAACTTCAGAACTGAGGGGGTTTCCCGGCCACTCCCACTTGCGGTCCTTGAAGAACGCCGCCTCGACGTCGTACCCGGAGGACATACCGCTGGCTACGAGGATGCGCAGCTCGTCTTCGGCGACCTCAATTAAGAAGGCCGGCTTCTTCTTCGACCTCGAAACTCGGATGATCTCCACGGCGCCTACTCCTTCGTGATGCGGTCGAACTTGACCCCTAGACCCCGCTTGACGCGGCTGTACTCACCGACAGCCGTCCAACCCTTACTGTGGAGGCCTTCCTGAAACTGAGACGGGCTGACCCGCCCTAGGGAGGCGCAGATCGCCCGCATCTCCATAACGGTCAGCTCGACTAGATACTTCGGCGGCTTCCTCCCGCCAGACTTAATCTCGATGCAGTCCACTGGGCTCCCTCCTAGCTGTGCGCTGCGTCTCTGATGGACTCGGCGAGGTCGTAAGCGATGTAAGGCCCCGGATGCTTCCAGTCGTAGCCTAGGAAGACATCAGTTTCGGCGTCGTGGTCTTGGACCATCAAAGCCGCGTAGACTGCCCGTAGTTCGTCTTTCGTCATCTCGACTAGGACGGTTCCGTGGGTAGCTTCGACAGCGTCAGCCACTACTCAACCTCCCCATTTAGCTGGACGTAGAGGGCGTCAGTGCAGGGGCGATGGTCCCAGCCTCTAGACGCTAGCTCTCTGTGTTCAGCGCCAGTGTCATACCTTCCGAGAGCAATAAAGATGGAGCGGGCCTCGGCGAGCGTGAGGTCTAGCAAAACCCGGTCCTCAACCCTGACGATCTCCACTGCTAGACCCTCTCGTAGCTCCAGCCCCTTCGGAGGAAGTAGCTCCGCAGTTCGCACCAAGGTTTACGCATGGCCCAACCTAGGATTGGCGCTGCCCGAACGACTGTCCCAACGTGGTCTAGGACGAGGCCAGCGACGAAGTGCGGAGCGACAACGCGGACAAGCACTCAGGTGACTTCCTTGCCCTTACTTCATGTTCAGGCCGTAGAGGACGCCCCCGCTCTGCCCTAAGACAGTCGTCGGGACTTGCCCCTGCCACTTCTGGATCTGCTCGTAGCTGACCAGCATCGGGTGGCTGTCAATCTGCTTACCGATCTTCGCGAGTGCGTCGGCACGGGCCTCGCCCTCTAGGCGGATCGCCTGTGCAGTGGCCTCTGCCTCCTTGACGAGCTTGTAGGCCTGCCCGTCAGCCCGTGCCATCGTGGCGTCCCTCTCAGCGTTTGCTGTGTTGACCTTCTGCTGGGCGACGAGCTGCTGTTGGTCGAGCTTGTGCTGCTCCTTCTGGGCCTCCTCGTAGGCCTTCTTCTTCTCCAGCACGGCAGTCATGTACTGGTCCGGCAGGCCGACGTTCTCCAGCTGCACGCTGTCGACGGTCAGCGGGAAACCATCCAACGAGGATGTCAGCCGGGAGCGGATCTCGCTGACGGCCTTCTCGCGCTCTGCGATGAGTTGGTCGGCGGTGTGCTTGGACAGTGCTTCCTTGGCCTTCGTCTTGACCTTAGGCACGATGATGCGTTGCTCGAACTGGTCTAGCCCACCGTAGCTCTGGTAGATCGCGAGGGCCTCGGTGGCGTGGACCGTCCAGTTGATGCTCACCGCAGCGGCGAGCTGCAGGCGGTCGCGGGTGGCAGCATCCAGTTTGACGGAGAAGATGCGCTGCCGCACTTCGAAGTGCTCGGCACGCTCGATCAGCGGTACCTTGAAGTTGAAGCCGGGCTTCGTCTGCTCGACGGCCTTGCCGAAGCGCATGACGACGCTGCGGTGCCCTTCGGGGGTGATGAACCAAGAGCCGAAGCCGATGGTAACGACGACAATACCCGCAAGGGCGAGGCCGGCAAGTTTGAAGATCTGGGAAGGCTTCACGGGCTCTCTCCTTTACGCTGCTTCGCCAATCAGCTTGCGGATGTTGTCGGCCGCGAGGGCGGCTCGCTTGGCTTCGTCCTCGGAAGCGAGCCGCTTCGCCGTGAGGTTGGCGATCTCGGCGGTCGCTTTCTCGGCTTCCGAGCGCTCCCGGGAGACGAGCGCGTCGAGTTCGTCCGCTGTCTTGACGAAAGACTGCAGGATGCTCTTGACGGTCTTCCGGGGCTTGACCCTGTCAATGGCGGGTTGGGTTGCTTGGGTCAGTAGGGTGGGGGCGGTTCTCACAG